CGATCCCATGGAGCAGCGTCCCGCTGCGCGTCGACGCCTGACCCCGAGCCCGCCGAAGGCCCGCTCTCGCCACCGGGAGCGGGCCTCCTCCGTGTGCGCACCACCACCGTCCACCCGGTTGCACACGTCGTTACCATCAGACCATGACTACCGGTAACGAGCCACCCGTACCGGCCGAGCCCGAGCCGCCCGGCCCGGACCATCCCGCCCCCCTCCACGGACAGCACCGCCAACACGACGGCAACGGCCGCTTCACCCGCAGCATGGCCACCGTCCACCGCGACGCCCGAGCCACCCAACTCGCAGCCGACGGCATGTCCTTCCGGAAGATCGCCAAGGAGCTGGGGTTCTCCTCCCAAGGCGATGCATGGCGCGCTGTCCAACGCGCGAGAGCGGACGTCGTCCGGCCGGCTGTCACCAAGCTGATCCAGACCGAGTCGGAGCAGCTCGACGACCTGTACGTCATGGCGCTGGAGATCATCGAACGCAACCACGTCGTCGTCTCCGACGGCAGGGTTGTATGCGGCGCCGACGGTGAGCCCCTCATCGACGACCGCCCCCGACTGGCCGCAATCCAGACGGCGCTCCGTATCCGTGACCAGTACGAGAACCTCCACGGGCTGAAGGCGGAGACGAAGGTCAACCTGTCCGGGAGCGTGAAGTACGAGATCGTCGGCGTCGACCCCGCGGACCTCGCGTGACGACCGCGCTCGACCGGGACACGGTCGTCCGCTACGAACCCCGCGGCGCAGCACAGCAGTTGTTCAAATGCCGCGACGACGAACTGGTCATCGCCGGCCCAGCCGGCACCGGAAAGAGCCTGGCCGCCCTGTTCCGCCTGCACTTGACGGCGCTGCACAACCCGAACATCCGCTGCCTCATCGTCCGCAAGACCGCGGTGTCGCTGACCTCTACGACGCTGGTGACGTTCGACAAGAAGGTCGCGGGCGACGCGCTGGCCCGGGGCATCGTCTCCTGGTTCGGTGGCAACGCCCGTGAGGCTGCCTGCTACCGGTACTCCAACGGCAGCCGCATCGTCGTCGGCGGCATGGACAAGCCCGAGAAGATCATGTCCGCCGAGTACGACCTCGTCTTCGTCGACGAAGCCACCGAACTGACCGTCACCGACTGGGAAGCCATCTCCACCCGCCTCCGCAACGGCGTCCTGTCCTGGCAGCAACAGATCGCCGCCTGCAACCCGAGCGGCCCCAAGCACTGGATCAAGCAACGCTGCGACACAGGCGACGCACGGATGCTGATCTCACGCCACCGAGACAACCCGGCCTACGTGAACGCCGACGGCACCCTCACCCCGCAGGGCGCCGCCTACTTCAAGAAGCTCGACCGGCTCACCGGAGTCCGCAAGCTCCGACTACGCGACGGTACCTGGGCAGCAGCAGAAGGACAGATCTACGACGAGTGGGACGACTCCCTCCACCTCGTCGACCCCTTCACCATCCCGGACTCGTGGACGCGCTGGTGGACCGTCGACTTCGGCTTCACCAACCCCTTCGTCCTCCAGTGCTGGGCTGAGGACGGTGACGGCCGGCTGTTCCTGTACCGGGAGATCTACCGCACCACGCGGCTCGTCGAGGACCACGCCCGCGACATCCTGCGCCTGGTGCGCCGCTGCGTGGCCTGTTGCAAGGCGAAGGGCTCCGACCACGACTGCCACACGTGCAAGGCCTGCGAGTTGGAGTGGACGGAGCCCCGGCCGCGCGCTGTGATCTGCGACCACGACGCCGAGGACCGGGCCACGCTGGAGAAGCACCTCGGGCTCGGCACGTCGCCCGCGAAGAAGACCGTGAGTGACGGGATTCAGGCGGTCCAGTCCCGGCTGAAGTTGGCGGGTGATGGGCGGCCGCGCCTGTTCGTTGTGCGGGATGCGCTCGTCGAGCGGGACGAGTTGCTGGTTGAGGCGTCGTTGCCGCTGTGTTCGACGGACGAGGTCGGCGGTTACGTGTGGGCGGTGAAGCCCGGGAATGCGGGCGGGCTGAAGGAGGAGCCGCTGAAGAAGGACGACCACGGCTGCCTTCTGGCTGGCACTGCGGTGTCAACCCCGCGCGGCCTTGTCGCCATTGAGGATGTGCGCCCCGGAGACACGGTGCTGACTCGGGTTGGTCCTCGTCCGGTTCTGGCGAGCGGCATGACTTCCGCGAGTGCGCTCGTCTACCGAGTTGAACTGTCGACGGGGGCTGTGTTGACAGGGACCGGGAATCATCCGGTCTGGGTGGTGGGAGAAGGATGGAAACGTCTGGATGCTTTGCGCTACAACGATAGACTTCTCCCATGTCAACCAACGAATCCGTGCGCTTCAACGGCGTCACCTTCCGCCGCTACCCCGACTCCTCAAACTGGGCCGACCGCGAGTACTACACCCCCGGTATCGCAGACAAGCAGCGCGGCGTCGGACGCCTACACGAGGAGATCTGGAAGCGTGCCCACGGGCCCATCCCGGACGGATGCGAGATCCATCACGCCGACTACAACCCTGACAACAACGAGCCGGACAACCTCGTCTGCCTCACCGTGGCCGAGCACAAGGAAGCCCACCGCGAGCGCGGTCGAGAGCGAGCACAGACGCCGGAGTTCCAGGCGCACCTCGACCGAATCAGGCCCCTCACTGTCGAGTGGCACCGGTCTGAGGAAGGACGGGCCTGGCACCGGCGGCACGCTGCGGAGCAGCAACTCGGCCACGGCGAACGGCGGGCTGAAACCTGCGATCACTGCGCAGCTGTGTATGAGACGACCAGGCCATCAGGAGGGGACCGGTTCTGTTCCAACAAGTGCAAGAGCGCTTGGCGGCGAGCGAGCGGCGTCGACGACGAGCAGAGGGCATGCGCCCACTGCGGCGGCGAGTTCACCGTCAACCGCTACAACCCCAAGCGGTGCTGTGGGCGTACATGTGCTCAGCGTCTCCGAGCTTCCCAAGCTCGCCCCCGTGTTCAACCTGACGGTGGATGAGCAACCGGAGTACTTCGCGGAAGGGGTCTTGGTGCACAACTGCGACGCCATGCGCTACATGGTCGCTGAGCGTGATCTGGGTGGTCGGCCGCAGGTGAGGTTCGTCGGATGAGGAAGGGTCACGTGAACCCCAAGAAGCTGAAAGATTTGCGGCCAGCATCCATGTTGACAGGAGGATTTACACTCATCACAGCAGGATGCTGGAATATCTTCGGCATGGGCGTTGGTCTCATCGCTGGAGGAGTCCTCACCTGCGTACTCCAGTGGGTGCTCGACAGCGACTGAGTGAAGGGGGTGCCGAGTGGCCAAGACCCTCTTCGGCGCCCTCGGCAAAACCGCCTCCACCTTCACCAACCGCTCACCCATCGCCCTCGCCCCCACTGGCGGGCGCTCCGGCCTGATCTCCAGCATCGTCCGACCCGCCGGGCAAGAGGCGCAGATGCGGGCCATGGGCAGCGTGGGCACGCTGTTCGCGATCGTTGAGCGGATCACCACCGCCTACTCCCAAGTCGACTGGCACCTTTACCGCAGTGCCAAGTCAGGCCGGCCCGAGGACCGCGTCGAGGTCACCTCGCATGCGGCATTGGATCTGTGGGAGCAGCCGAACAAGTTCATGACGGGTCCGCAGTGGCGTGAGGCGACGCAGCAGCACGAGGAACTGACGGGCGAGCAGTGGTGGATCCCCGCCCGCCACGAGCGCAGCAGCATCCCGCTGGAGCTGTGGTTCGCCCGCCCCGACCGGATGGCACCGATCCCTGACCGTGAGGAATTCCTGTCCGGGTACGTGTACTCGTCCCCGACTGGCGAGCAGGTCCCGCTCGGCGTCGGCGACGTCATCATGCTCCGCCGGCCCAACCCGCTGGACCCGTACCGAGGGTGGGGTCCAGTGCAGACGATCTTGGCGGATCTCGATTCCAGCAGGGCGTCGGCCGAGTGGAACGCCAACTTCTTCAGGAACTCGGCACAGCCCGGCGGCATCGTCCAAGCCGAGCAGCGCCTCAGCGATGACGAGTTCGACGAGTTCCGCGAGCGGTGGAACGAGCAGCACCGCGGCGTCTCCAACGCGCACAGGATCGCTGTCCTGGAGAACGGCCTGAAGTGGGTCGATCGCAGTTTCAGCATGACGGACATGCAGTTCGTCGAGTTGCGGAACGCAAGCCGGGAGATCATCCGCGAGGCTTTCGGGTTCCCGAAACCCATGCTGGGCACGGTCGACGACGCGAACCGCGCCAACATGGAGGCCGCGGAGGACATCTTCTCCAAGTGGCTCATCCGCACCCGGCTGCGCCGCACCCGCCAGGCCCTCAACACCAGGTTGCTGCCGATGTACGGGCGCCTCGGCGAGGGCCTGGAGTTCGACTTCGAGGACCCCGTCACCGGCGACGTCGAGATGGAGTCCAAGCAGCTCACCGCGCAATCCAACGCCGCCGCCGCCCTCGTGCAGGCCGGGTTCGAGCCTGCTGGCGTCCTCTCTGCGGTCGGCCTGCCCGAGATCGCGTTCAGCGGCGCACCGACGCCCCGTGCCCTGCCTGCCGCGCCGGTCGAGCCGCCTGAGCCGGCCGCGGTATGGGCCGCATCCGTGTCCGGGCTCCTCCGCTCCGCCCCAGCCATCCGCAACGCCAGCAGCAACACAGAGCAGATGCGCAAGGACCACGAGGCCGCGCTCGCCGCGCTGCTCATCGCGTTCGCCCCGGTCGATGAAGAGTGGATTGTCGACCTCGGTGTTCAGATTGAGCAGGCCATCCACGCTGCCGACACGGCAGCCCTGGCCGCGCTCTCTCTCGACTCCACCCGTGCTGCTGAGGTGGTGCGGACTGCGCTCGTGTCGGCAGCGCAGCAGGCTGCGCAGCGTATGGCCGACGAGGCACGTGCGCAGGGTGTTGAGGTGACGGTCCCGCAGGTCGCCGGACTGGTGACGGCTATCGCATCTGCGGTCGCTGCGCTCATCGCTTCCGGGCTGGCTTCGACGGCTTCGCAGGAGGCTGTGCGCCGTTTCCTGCCCGGGGTGTCCGGGGCCGAGGTGGCGGACGCGGTGAAGAGCATGCTCCGCACACTGAAGGGCACGTTCAAGCGCGACCAACTCGGGGGTGCTGTCCACCGGGCGCAGAACACGGGCCGCATCGCGACGCTCGAAGCCGCCCCGGCCGCGCGGTGGATTGCTGACGAGGCCAACGACTACAACACCTGCACCCCGTGCGCCGAGATCGACGGCACCGAGTTCGAAACGCTCGACGAGGTGACCGCCGCCTACGGGGCTGGCAGCTACATCGAGTGCGAGGGCGGCATCCGCTGCCGGGGCACCGTCACCGCTTTCTGGGACACGACAGGGGGCACCGACTGATGCCGTTCATCGACCTGCCAGACCGCATCCCGGGCCTGCGCGCACAGGCCCGCAGCGACCGGCCCTGGTACCGCGTCACCAACCAGGTCGCCGACGTCGCGGAAGTGATGCTCTACGACGAGGTTGGCGGGTGGCTCGGCGCTACCGCAGACGAGTTCATCAACGACCTCCGCGGCATCACCGCACCGAACATCCTCCTCCGGGTCAACTCCCCTGGCGGCAGCGTGACAGAGGGCATCGCTATCGCCAACGCGCTGCGCTCCCACCCTGCGAGCGTCACGGTGCAGGTCGACGGGATCGCCGCGTCGATCGCCTCGGTGATCGCGATGGCGGGCGACCGGGTGCGGATGATGCCGAACGCGCTCTTGATGGTCCACGAGGCCAGCGGGCTCTGTGTCGGGGACGCAGCCGAGATGGTCAAGATGGCTGAAGTCCTCGACAAGATCAGCGACAACATCGCCGGGGCCTACTCGGCGCGGGCGGGCGGTACCGAGGACGAGTGGCGCCAGGTCATGAAAGCGGAGACCTGGTACCGGGGCGAGGAAGCCGTCGCCGCGGGCCTGGCTGACGAGGTCGTCCCGATTCCCAAGCGTGGCGCGGAACCTGGGCAGGCTGAGCCGGGCGAGGACGAGCCTGGACCCGAGATGCGCAAGCAGTTCGACCTCACCGCCTACGGCTACACCGGCCCGGCCAAGACCGAGCCGCCGACGCCCCCGCCGGCGGCCGACGAGGCGCAGCCGACGCTCGTCATCAGCATCGCGGACGTCCTCGACGAGGACACCGTGGCTCGGCTGCGCGCCGCGTTCCAGGCCCCGGCAGTCGAGCCCGAGCCTGCGGCCGTCGCGCCGGAGCCCGTGGTGGAGCCGGAAGTCCCGGCCGTCCCCGCGCCCGTCGCCGCGATCGAGCCTGCCCCACCTGAGACGGCCGGTGTAGAGCCGGAGCCCATCGACGACTGGACGGCCATGGTCTCCAGCCTCATCCCGACCGACGACGCAGACGACTGGTCAGCGCTCGTCTCCCATCTGACCGAGCCGGAAGCGTCGTCCAGCGCGGCGACGGCAGCCTGAAGGAGGCACCCTGTGGCTACACCCACCATCCCGCGCGACGCCGACGAGCTCGCTCAAGCACTGGGCGACAGCACGTTCCTGAAGAACTTCAAGGAGCAGTCCGAACTCGCCGACTGGATCAAGGCGTACGGCGAGGGCCAGTCCAAGACGGACCCCGGCCAGGAGCAGCAGATCCGCGACCTCGTCGACAAGGCCATCGCCGACAATCTGCGCGGCGACCGCACCGAGAACATCCACCGCCTCAACCTCGCCCCGACCTGGGACAACGACCCCCGCAACCGGTCCAAGAGCTACAGCCCGAAGGCTCCGGGCGCGAAGCTCGATGCGAAGTACGGGAACTGGGGTGACTTCCTCACCGCGACGTGGGCCGGCGCGAACACGCAGGAGGCGTTCGCAGCGCGTTCGGAGATCAAGCAGATCCAGAACGCGTTCGGGTCCTCGGTTCCGTCGGACGGCGGGTTCCTGATCCCCGAGGCGCTGCGCTCGGAGCTGCTGAGCGTGCCGCTGGAGAAGGGCATCGTCCGCTCCCGCGCCCGCGTCGTGCCGATGGAAACCCTGATGGTCCCGTACCCGATGATCGACTCCACGTCGAACGCATCGAGCGTGCACGGCGGCATCACCGGCTACTGGACCGAGGAGAGCGGCGGCCTCACCGACAGCTCGCCGACGTTCGGCCGCATCGAGCTCCTCGCGAAGAAGCTCACCCTGTACAGCGAGATCCCCAACGAACTTTTCCAGGACAGCCTCCTGTCGCTGGAGCAGTTCATGTCCCAGTCCTACCCGGAGGCGCTCCTCTGGTTCGAGGACTGCGCGTTCACCGACGGCTCAGGCGTCGGCCAGCCGACCGGGTTCCTCAACGCCGCGGCAGCCGTCTCCGTCGCCAAGGAGACCAACCAGCAGGCCGCGACGATCGTGTGGGAAAACATCGTCAAGATGTACTCCCGCATGCTGCCGTCCTCGATCGGCAACGCGGTGTGGGTCGTCAACAACGACATCTTCCCCGAGCTCGCCACCATGGCACTCAGCGTCGGCACGGGCGGCTCCGCGATCTGGATCGGTGACGGCGGCGGCCAGGACGCCCCGCCCATGCGGATCCTCGGCCGGCCCGTCGTGTTCACGGAGAAGGTCCCCACTCTCGGTACCACCGGCGACATCTCGTTCGTCGACCTCGGCTACTACCTCATCGGTGACCGCCAGGCCATGCAGATGAGCACCAGCACCGAGTTCAAGTTCGGCAACGACAAGACGGCCATGCGCCTGATCGAGCGCGTCGACGGGACCCCGTGGGTCAAGAGCGCGATCACCCCCCGCAAGGGCGCCAACACCCTCTCCCCGTTCGTCAAGCTCGCGACCCGGGCGTAACCACTGCCAGCCCGGCCGGGCAGTAACGCCCCCGGCCGGGCCCGCACCGAAACGGCAATCAACCCCCGTAAGGAAGGCACACCATGGACGCTCTGGGACGGCTGTTCAACGCAGCCACCTCGGCCACCACCGCAGCAACCGCGTTCGGTCTGAAGGACGCAGGCGGCGCCACGATCATCCTGATCGGCGCGACGTCCGGCAACGCCACCATCCAGGAGGCGCAGGACTCGGCCGGCACCGGCGCGCAGAACCTGGCGATCTTCACGAAGTACTTCCGGCAGAACAACGGCACGTGGACGAAGGTCACCCAGGCTGCAGCTGCGACCGTCACCGCAGGCACCGGCGGTCTGCTCGTGGCCGAGGTCGACGCGGCACAACTCTCCGACGGGTTCACGCACATCACCGCCTCGCACGCGTCCGGGTCGTTCGTGATCCTGCCGCGTGACCTGACCGTGCAGCGCCCCCCGGCGAACCTTCGGTCGGTGACCTCGTGACCGCGATCATCCAGGGCACGCAGCTGCGGAACCTCGTGCTCGGCAACACGCCGATCTCCAAGAGCACCGGGACGCTCGCCGCGACGACGGTCCCCCTGTTCACCATCGCTGGCGGGCGCGTGGCCATCACCAGCCTGTACGGGCTCGTCGGCACCGCGATCACCGTCGCCAACTCGTACAAGCTCCAGATGAACCCGACCACCGGCGACACCACCGACATCAACGCCGCGACCGACCTCGGCACCACGGACACTGCGGCCGGGACCACGATCGGGTTCGGGCAGGGCACGACCGCTGCGCCGGCGCTCCTGCGGGGCGGCTACTGGCACGGCCTGCTGATCGCACCGGTCGGTCAGATCGAGTCGGTGTCCGCGGGCACGGACGGCGAGATCACTTGGTACCTGACCTACGTGCCGTACGACGACGGCGCGACCGTGGTGGCGGCCTGACATGGCGTTGTGGACATGCACCGGGTGCACCACCGCCTACGCGGTTGGTGCGCCTCGGTGTCCGCAGTGCGGAAGTACCGAGTACACGGAGGAAGGCATGCCGAAGATCACCGTCCACGGTGGCCCGACCGTCGCGGGCGCGTCGGTCGTGGGCGGCTCGTGGTCCAGCGAGGGCGACGCCGACGTCTGGCCGACCTCTGCCGATGAGGAGGGGGGTGAGGAGTCATCGCCTGGGAGCAGCTCCTCAGCATCCGACGAGACGCCATCGAGCGAGCCCGAGCCGAGCAGCAAGCTGGCCCCATCGCCTGTCCGAACGACGGGGAACCGCTCCAAGAAGGCGGCGACGGCCAAGGCCTCTTCTGCCCCTTCGACGGATGGCGGCCCGGCGGACGACACGTCAGCGACCGACTCCGCTGAGGCAGGCGCGTAGTGAGCGCCTACCGGAGCAATGAGCTGTTCAGGGCCACCGGTCTGACCCTGAACAGCTCGACCGACAGCAACACCGCCGGGATCACCAACGACACGACGGGCCGGACCGGGGCGATCGACATCTCCCGCGTCAGCAGTGGCCTGTTGGTGGTGACGGTGGCGAACGCCCCGACCGGCAGCAGCCCGACGCTGGCCGTGTTCTTCGAGGTCGCGGACGCCTACGGCACCTACGTGCAGACATCCTCCGCGACTTCCATCGGCGGGGCGCTCCTGACCTCCACCGGCTTCACCTACGGCCTGATCAACAACGGCTACGTCCTCACCAACCAGGGCCGCATCCGCTGGGTCGTCGGCGGCACGGCTACCCCGACGTTCACTGGGGTCAGCTTCTCCATCCACGGCCGGCCCTGACCCGTATTCGCACGACAGACGAGAGGAGGTGACGAGAGATGGCAACCCCCTGGTACGCCAACCGCGAGGACATTCAGCGTGCCCTCGACGTCAAGGAATCGGCCCGCAACCGCCGGGAGATCGACAGTGCTCTCGCCGCCGCCTCCCGCAGCGTGGACAGCCTCTGCCACCGCACGTTCTACCCGGTCCTGGCCACCAAGTACTTCGACTGGCCGCCCCGCTCTGGCATGACCCCGTGGGTCCTGCGGCTCGACGCATCTGAGCTGGTCTCGGTGACGACGCTGACGTCCGGGGGTGTAGTGATCCCGTCCACGGACTACAACCTCGAACCGAACGTGTCCGGGCCGCCGTACACCCGTATCGAGATCAAGCTGTCCTCGGACTCCAGCCTCGGCGGCGGCCCCACCTATCAGCGCGATGTCCAGATCGCTGGCATGTGGGGCTACCGCAACGCCGAGACCGCCCTCGGCGCGACAGCATCTGCGGTGAGCAGCACCAGCGCCCCCACGATCACCGTGGACGGGCCCACCTCGGCGCAGGTCGGTGTCGGGAGCGTGCTGCGCCTGGACGATGAGCGGCTGATCGTCACCGAGCGGGCGCAGGTCAGCACCGGGCAGACCGGGACTCTCAGCGTCAGCAAGGGCGATGTCACGCTCACGGTCGCCGACGCTACGGCTTTCGCGGCCGACGAGGTGCTCCTCCTCGATGGCGAACGCGTCCGAGTCGACGACATCGCAGGCAACGTGCTGGTCGTGGAGCGGGCCGTCGACGGGACTGTCCTGGCCGCGCACGCTGCCGCCACCATCTACGCTCCGCGGACGCTCGCCGTGACCCGCGGCGTTCTCGGCACCACCGCGGCCACCCACACCTCCAGCAGCACTGTGTACCGGTGGGTTCCGCCCGGCCTGGTGCACCAGCTCGCGAAGGCTGAGGCGATCACGATCCTCACGCAGGAGCGCGCCGGCTGGTTCCTGAAGGCGTCCACGACCGGCAACAGCGCGGCCAAGGTGTCCGCGGACGCGCTCCAGACGCTGCGGGATCAGACGTACACCGAACACGGGCGTAAAGCCCGGCATAGGGCGGTGTGACATGCCTGAAGCGATGTTCGACGTGCGTGTGGCGAAGCGGGGCCCGATGTTCGACGGGCGTACCGCCGCGGCCATGCACACCTTCCAGGACGAGATCAGTCTGCGGATCGCCGAGCAGGGCGAGAAGCTGGTCCGGCAGCGGCTGAAGGCCGTGCTCCAGCACCCCACCGGCTACTACGAGTCGCGGATCAGCGTGGACAGGGCCGGGCAGGGTTACCGCGTCTCGGACGGCAACGTGATCTACGGGCCGTGGCTTGAGGGAATCGGCAGCCGCAACAGCCCCGTCACGCGGTTCGCGGGCTACCAGACGTTCCGCCGGACGAAGCCCCTCGTCGACCAGAAGGCCCGGCAGATCGCCGTGCAACTCCTGGCCCGCTACAAGGCAATGGGGCTGATCTGATGGCCCTCGACATTCGCACCATTCTCGACGCGGTGGAGTCCCACGCTCTCGCGTCCGGGTTCTTCTCCGCGGTCAACGGGCACGAGCCGAAGTCCGCCCCGCAGTCCGGACTCACGTGCGCGGTGTGGGTGGAGCAGATCGGGCCGGCCCGCGGCGCCTCCGGCCTGTCCTCGACGACCGCACGGCTGGCGCTGTTCGTGCGCCTGTACACGCCGATGGTGTCCGAGCCGGAGGACGCCATCGACCCCGACATGATGACCGCCCTCGACGCGCTCATGGCCGCCTACAGCGGTGACTTCACCCTTGGCGACCTGGTCCGCGAGGTCGACCTCCAAGGCGCCTACGGAGACCCCCTGTCCGCGCGCGCCGGCTACCTGACCACGTCGGGGGCCGAGTACCGGGTGCTCACGATCACCCTTCCCCTCATCGTCAACGACCTCTGGGAGCAGGTGGCATAGGTGGCAAAGAGCTCCGGCCTCGGCGATAACTTTTACCTCGCGGGCTACGACATGTCTGGTGACATCGGCAGCATCAGCCTGTCCGGCGGCCCGGCCACCCTCGATGTGACCGGCATCGACAAGAGTGCGCACGAGCGGATCGGCGGCCTGCGCACCGGCAGCATGTCGTGGAAGGCCTTCTTCAACCCGGGTCTCGGGCTGACGCACGACAAGCTCGCAGCCTTGCCGACGGCGGACGTGCACTGCATGTACATGCGGGGCACGACGCTGGGGAACCCGGCCGCCTGCCAGGTGTCGAAGCAGATCAACTACGACGGCACCCGCGGGGACAGCGGCGAGTTCACGTTCGCGGTCGAGGCGCAGTGCAACGGCTTCGGCCTGGAGTGGGGGCAGCAGCTCACCGCAGGCAAGCGCACGGACACCACCGCGACGAACGGCACCGGCGTCGACTTCGGCCTCGGCAGCCCCCCGCTGTTCAACGGGTCCGGCCTGTTCGGCGCGCAGTTCTACCTCCAGGTCTTCGCGTTCACCGGAACGTCGGTGACCGTCAAGATCCAGGAGTCCGGTGACAACGGCGTCGGGGACACGTGGGCGGACGTCACCGGCGGCGGGTTCACCGCGGCCACCGGGGTCACGACGCAGCGCATCGCGACGTCCTCCAGCCAGACCGTGGAGCGCTACCTGCGTGCCGTGACGACGGGCACGTTCTCCAACGCCGTGTTCGCGGTGACTGCGGTCCGCAACGACACGGCGGTGGCCT